CTGTGCGTAACGCTCAACTCTATTAGGTTGCCCACTGTAAACTTCAGGTAACCAGCTCTGAAAGCGGCTAGCACTGCTAGGCTTCATACTATCAGTAGCTTGCCCGCCGTATGCTGTAAAATGTTTCTTCCAACTCATTTGAATCTCTTTTTCTTTATTATAGTGTATTTATGTGTTTTGTCAAGTCAGTATATTATCATTAGTCCATTACCTGACTCAAAGCACTCGCAAAAGATTTAGCTAATTCTGTGATACTTGCTACACTAATATTCATAGTCCTTGCCTCTTCAAACTTGTCTCTGAGATCTAGAATTGCTTGATCTTCTTGACTGTATACAGGTTGACCGTTTTCATCATATGACGTCACCGTTGGCTCAAAGTCTCTGAGGAATGCTGCACCGCCAGACGCTAGTGCTTTACCTTGTTGTCCAAGTTGCATAATATTAGCGATTGCGTCTTGTCCTACTGCTCTTGCAACAACTCCCCCTAGGAAAGCCGTTTCTGATACGTCGGGAGCGTTTCCTTGACCTAGTTCATATACAATCTGAGGTCCTAGTTCAGACAGTCCTGCTCCAACTCCAGCTGCTAAATTTGATGCAAACTCTCCTTGCAAGAAAGTATTAATTCCTTCAGTAAATTGTGTAAAAGTTTCTAGAGCTTGGGTTCCTATTCCTTCAGGATCAGCAATGTTTAATGCTAATTCTGTTTGTACTGCTTTTATAGATGTTGCTTGTTCTTCCATAGCAGTAACTAGATTACTACCACTAGTTGTCACTCCATTGATTAATTCAGTATATGCGGATGTATATTGTTTACTAAGATCATCTTGTGTTCTAACCATTTTTTGATTAATAGTTAGCATTTCTGCTGCAATAGTATCACCTGTAGCCGCTAATGTTCTTAGTATATTACCGCCTTGACCCATATTATCGCTAACACCTTCAACCATTTTTTCTAGTTGTGTAATGTCTATGTCACCGCCGCCTGCAAATCCTTGTTCGATAAAACTAATTAACTCTTCTGCACCACTACCTAGTCGTGCAATTAATTCAGGAGCAAATGCATTAGCAGGCAAGTCTGTAGCAATACCATTAATAATAGCTTCGCCTAATTTATCGCCGCCTGGTATCCTACTTAATGCACCTGCTACTGCGTCGAATTTTTTACGAGTTTCATCACTTTGTTCATTCAAAAAACTTTGTGCAATAACACTGTTTTTAGCAGTCATTTGTGCTTTGAGTCGTTCTCTTACATCTTGACCTGTTACTTTAGCCATAGCTTTTTGTTGTGTTAAATTTTCTAAGATAGCACCATTAAATGCTTCCATTGTAGTATTTCTAAATTGTTCAGCATCCATACTAGCTCTGCGTACTTCTAATTCTTCAGCTAGAAACTCTGCCATTTCAGCACTGGTCATTGTAAAGCCGCCGGCGGCTCTTGCACCCATTCTAAAATTCTCTACTAAACTTAAAAATTCTCTACTTCCTTCATTAGCACTATTTGCTAAACCTCTCATCACTGGTGTGTTAGTTCCAATAATTTGTCCAAATTCATTGAGTGATAGTCCTACACCTGCTAATCTATTATTAATGTCGATAATATCGTTACCGAAACTTTCTAGTCCAAATCTTTCCAGCAATCTCATTGAATCACCTAATGATATCGCTGCGGCGTTTGCCATACCAAACGCTGTTGCAATTTTACCGGCGTTTATACTCTTGAAAAATCCCGACAACGCTGAATCAAACGTTGTTGCACTTGTTGATTCTTTCTTTATACTGTTATAAGCGTTACTAACACCAGACCTTATGCTTCTCGCTTGGGCTTTATTACTATTATCATTGTCTTTGTTTCCTTGTGCAATGGTACGTTTGATGCCAGCTAGAATATTATTGCTTTGATTGCCTTCGTCTTTTACTGCACCCAATGCTGCATTAAGTGCTTTTTGTGCACCTAGTAACTCATTGAGAGTACGTTCGCTAGCCAATTCACTAACGTCTACATCAACTGTTTGTGACCCGAATTTGAAGGATGCCATTAACTGCTCACTTAATTTAGATAAATACTTTTATACATAGTTATTTATAGGCAAAAAAATGAACAATCCACTAGCAGGACACTTTAGACAAAAAGAAATTTATGTTCGACTACCCACTCAAGGTAGATGGCTATCTAACAAGCCTAGACTCACCGAAGATGGAGAAATAGGTGTTATGCCTATGACACTACATGATGAGATATTATTAAGTATTCCTGATGGATTGTTTAACGGTGAGAGTTTATTTCAGTTGTTAAAAAGTATTATACCTGATATCGAAAACCCTTATGAGATAAGTTTGCCTGATTTTGATGTTTTATTATTAGCAAGCAGAGCATCAACATACGACAAACAAATGTCTATCGAAACAAATTGCACACACTGTGATAGACCTAGCACATACGATATCGACTTACCTAGTGTTTTAAGCAAAGTAAGACAAATCAACGAAGATGATAAAATTGAAATTGACGGTTTAATGTTCGAACTTAGACCTAACACAGTTGCTGCACTCAATACATTTCATATTAAAAATATACAAAGTGTGTCCTTATTAAATTCAATAGTAGAAGCGGGTGACATAAAAACAGCAGAACAAGATGAAAAGTATAAGGAAAGTTTTAATATAGTAAGTTCAGCTAATATTGCACTAATAGCAGATTCAATAGTGAGTATAACACTTCCAGACGAAACACAAGTTAATAATATGCAACACATCATTGAATACATAAACAATGCTAAACGCCATGTCATCACTGCGATAGAAACAAGAGTAAAGCAACTTAACAATAATGGTATGGATAACAATTTTAACTTTACTTGTAGTCACGAAGATTGTGCTAAAGATTTTGATGGAACAGTGGAATTCAATCCCGCTTTTTTTTTCAAAAATATATCCTCAGAACAGTAAAAGATCAAACCAAAGTAACTGAAATAATCAAAAGATATGAAAATACACAAAAACGTCTAAGAGACCAAGTAAACTCTATAGTTTTGTATTCTGATGGAAGTTTTAATCTAACAGAACTATATAATCTTCCAATAGAAAAGATAGATGAAATTCAGAAACTTATCATTGATAGAAACGAAAAGAAAGCAGAAGCTATGAAAGGGAATAAACGTACAACGTTTTAATGTTTCTTCGAAGAGCTAAAGCTCATCGTCATACTCATTTCATTTCGTATGATATTTCTTACTAAGATATAATTTTTATTATGATTAGTTATTACCCTGTTTTCAGTCGCACTTAGCTTGTTACAGCCAAGTGCAAAAAAAAAGCTAAAGGTCATTACCCCGCTCCAGATCGCTCCGTTATAGTGAAACCTAATATAGGCAGAGGCGGTCTTGCGCTACCCCTTTACTCACTGCTTAAGACGCAGAAACTCCAGATGCTATAACGTCAACATTACTGGATATCCGTGGGTTACAATGGCACAGTAGAGCCCACTCTTTTGGTTTGTTTTGCCTCAGCAAGATCCGACGGTACATATTGCTATGCACAATCTCAATGCTTTTGATTAGGAGGCTATATTATGACTGGTGTCTATTAAGGGATTCTACAAGTGCCTTGGATCCGCCTACACGGACGTTTATGATGCCGTTGTAATATTCATCTGTTTCTAGCACTTTACGATCGAACTGTTCACGAGCTTCTAAGTAACTCATTTCGCCTCTGCCTGTGCAGAAGTAAAGTATTTCTCTTGTAAAGTTCTCTGGGCCTAAATCTTCTATATCTGCGTTCAACTTGTCACTGCTGCCCCAATATGTGCGCCAGTCACTTTCTTTAGTTGATCGTCTCTTGTTCTTTTTGCCTTTGAGGGGTTTTTTAGTTACTTTAAATTGTGCCAGTTTTTTGCCAATGTACTTTTTGCCATTCGTGGTGTTGGTAATGAGATATACGAAACCTACGTATTCCTCTGGTATTTGTTCAATAAGTTTGCCTTGATAAGTCCATTGCATGTTAGTATATAGCAACTAGTATATATGCCGAACTTGGCTAATGTCAACCTAAATATACCTCTTTTTTAAGATTTCCCAAGTTTGTTGATATCCTCGGTCAATTTGATGAAAATGTGTACTAGCTTGTGCCGCACTATAATCATTGCCGCCTGGGTAACAATTGTCTCCAAAAAAGATTGTTCTTGTGTCTGTATAGTGTTTTAGTATTTGACTTTTGTCACATCCCTGAGGGAAAATATCAATACTAGTTTCTCCTGCAACTTGTGCAACAGCATCGTCAAACATTTCATTAAACGCTAATGACACCAACTGTCTTCCGTGATGGTGTTGTTCCCATTCAGCATATCTAGCACGTTGATCCCAGTCTGCATTTCTTCCTACAATACTAAAGTTTGCAGTACCAGTTCTTTGTTCAATATGGTTACCAGTTTTCTCTGGATAATCTATACTGTCTACTTGTTGTTGTAAAAAGTCATGTTGCTGTTGAGTGAGTGTCCATGTGTTTTTATGGTGTTCTTGACTACCAATAAACACATGATTGCCGCTACAATGATATACCCTTTCAAAAGCATTAGTAAGCTCTAAACCAATCTGTTCTACAGTTTTTGGTCTGTCACTGCCTGTTACAATTACACATTGATGACTTTTTACAAACTCCAGCATTACTTGTTCAAACTCTGGATCTATTTGCTTTCTTGGATCGGTTAGTGTACCGTCTACATCAAAAAGGAACTTCGTCATCGTTTTCTATCTCTTTCATTTGTACTGGATACCATTTGTAAAGTATATCTATTGGCATGCTGTATTTGAGTGATTTTGTATTGATAGACTTATTAGCATATGATGATGTCGTTGCATATGTGTTGTACATAGAAGCATTATCCACAATAGATAATGTTGTATCTCCTAATAAAGGAGATTCTGTTTCTAACCAAGTTTCAAAATCATCGTCAGCTTTTTGACCTTTGTTATTAAAGCTATCAATGTGTATTGTGTATTGGTCTTCGTTGTGATCTCTCATAGTTTTTTTCCAAAAAGTTTATAAAATATGTCTATAGGTAGTATCTTCTTTGTTAATAATTCTTGTGGATGATATATAATTTTACGACTAGATTGCGAAGAACCAAAGTCTCTTTCATATACAGTTTTGCCTCCGTCTGGGCTTTCATATATCTTAGGATTACTCGGCATCTACAAACTCTGTATCAGTACTAAATGTAGTAAACCCACCTTCTTTAATAACTTGTAGTATTGTGTTTACACGACCTACTAGTTCATCTCTGTGTGAGATTAGGAAGATATTTTTGTTGCGTTCACGCTCGATTTTTTTAAGTACACTCAGTGCAGCATCCACACCATTTGTATCCATGCCACTGTCAATAAGTTCGTCAATAGCAAGGAAATTTATAGGTGTGTTCATGCTTTCAAACACATCTCTAAATGCCCAACTAAGGCCAAGTATAAGTCTATTGCGTTCACCTCTGCTCAAGTTATCAAAGTCTAGTTCTCTACCTAGCTCTGTGATTTCAACTGTAAGATCAGGTTGGAACTGTACCTCATGTGGTAATCCTAGTTTAGTCAAGTAGTAAGCAAGTCTGCTGTTTAGATACTGTAAGTTTTGTTCAATGATACGTTTGCGGATAAAACTATCTTTGTTTGTTAACAGTTTGTACAAGAAGTCCTGATGATCTTTCATTACTGTTAGATCATTCATATTATTCCAATCAACTTCTTGTAGTCCAGTTTCTTTTAGTGCATCAACTTGTTCTTGATACATATCAGTTTCGTTAGCAATACGTTTTGCTTCTGTGTTTAGATTATTAACAGTGTTTTGGTGCTCTAGTGCTTCTTGTAGTTTGTTATAGTGTGTAACTGGAATTTGTCCAAGTTCTCCTAGTTGTACTAGTGCATCTTCGTATTCTGCTTTGAGATTTGTATCATCGTCAATATGTTGTTGAGATTCTTTTACTGCTTCTTGTTTTGTCGCAAGAATCTCTTCGTGTTGTACATCGTGGATACTTTGCCCACATGCATAACATTGATGTTGTTCAGTTGCTAACAGATCTTTTTGTGCTTTTTCTAAACGCTTTTGTTCTCTAGTAATACTGTTTACTAGCTTTGCAATTTCTGCTTCTAATGTGTTTACTTGTGTTTTCTTATCGAGGTAATCAGTTAGTAGCGCATGATTGTTAAGCTCTGTTTGTATGTCTATCTTTTCGAGTGTGTTGACTTGCTGTTGGATACTTTCGACATCAGACGTTTGTTTATCTCGCCATATTTTTTGCCGTCGTTCCAGATCACCAATACTTTTTTCAATTCTGGCATTTGCTTCTTCAACTGCGTTAATTCGATATTCTTCTTGTTTGATTGCATCTTTGGTCAGCCTTTGCTGTTCTTTTAGTGCCTCTGCTTTTTCACTAAGCATTGTTATGCCTAGTAATTGCTCGATGATCGCTCTTTGATCATTTGCCCTCATACTGAGGAAAGGCTCTGTGTATGTGTTAAGTGCAACAATGTGCTTGAACATGTCATGACTCATACCAAACAGTTTTTCTATTTGTGCTTGAGTTTGACGATTCTCGCCTTGTGCTTCGTCTTCGTCAACGTTCTGTTCGTTGACATAGTATTTAAGCACATTGGGCTTACGACCTCTTTCAATGCGATATTTTGTGCCTTCTACCTCAAAATCCAGTGTAACCAGCATACTTTTGCTGTTTGTTTTGTTTACAAGATTATCTTTGCGTATGTTAGTGAGTGCGTTTCCATATACAGCATAACTTAGTGCATTAATGATAGTGGTCTTGCCTGTGCCGTTACGACTACCATCTCCCCCTAAGTCTAAGTTATTGCCCAACACTAATGTTAAGCCATTGTCAGTAAAACGCACAGATTGCGTTACATTACCAACACTCATAAAATTCTTTACGGTAATATTGTTAAGTGTAATCATAGGGAATTATAAATGTCTACAAGGATCATTTTGTTTATCATTTCGCTGTCTACAGCGTTTAAACTATTGTACACGATTTGGTCTACATTTTCAACCTCAATGTCGTCTACAACTTTCCAATCCTGTGTATGCTCTTCCTTTTTGCTAGGGATCAACGCTATCTCTCTAACGTTGTACTGTTGGCTGAAAGTTTCTTTAATAAAACTTGCTTCTTCATAACTGATATTGATATCCAATGTAGCACGACAATATGTGTGTTCATTGAGAATCTTTTCAGGTTCGTCTATTAGTCTACTCAGAGGCACAGTTCTATATCGCGGTCCGGGGTAATCAATATACTCAGGCACACCATTCCATTCTAACTTCATCATGCCTCTATCGTCATCCCATGTGTCTGCATAGTTGTGACCAAATGGGCTACCCAAATAATGTACGTTGCCTTTGGCTTGACGTTTGTGAAAGTGTCCACTAAACACATACTCAGGACCTTGTAGATGTTCTGCATTTAGACTTCCATGATCTGGCATTTCTACCATAGCATTCATTTTAAAGAACGGAAGTTCAAAATGACCAAACATATATCTACACTTGGTCTTTTGTAAATTTTTCCATTCATCTCCTACTAACCAAGGTACAAGTGCAATATCATCTTGCACTAACATATCTTCAACTAGCGTAACATTATCAAACAATCCTGCATATGGTAAACTGTTTAAGTCACGTTTCTCACGATAGTATAGGTCATGGTTGCCCATAATCATATACACTTGTTTGAATGCACGACTTAGTTTGCCTACATTCTCTACACTGTGATTGAGTGTGCTAACATTTACACTTGATCTGTGATGGTGCCAGTCTCCGAGAAAGATGCAAGTTTCGCAATCTTCGCTTTGTTCAATGAACCAATCTACAAAGTCAGCACAGTCTCGATTGTGTTGTTTGCTGTTGTTTTTGTTGCCAAAATGTATGTCTGTAAAACATGCGGCTCTATTAAAGAATGTCATGGGTCTCCGTTCAAAGAAGTTATAACTTCTCTTATACTACTGTCGATAATTGAGGATGTCAACCTATATGTTGAAGCCGTGTTCTTTGCGTTCTTTGTCGGCTTGTTCGTCCCATTTAGCACGTTCTGCCATTTCGTGTTCGATTTGGCGTGTCCAACTGGGCATTTGTCCATTTTGTTGTAGTAGGTCATCTCTAATGTTTTGATTACGTTTTTCCAAGTTCAACACTCTTGTAAAACTGTTGGTAACTGCGGCTGTATAGTAAGCAAATGGGTTTTGACTTTTAAGTTCATTGAACTGTAGTCCAATTTGACTTAGTTGCAGCAGTGCATGACTGCGCATTTCGTCTACATATGTATAGCCACGCCAGTTACTGCGCATACTGTAACGTTCACATAGTTTAATATACATCTTTGCTAGATTGTTTGTGATCTTACCATGCTGTGTATTGAACTTTCCGTTATCAAATCCACCTTCCCAGTGACTTCTAACACATTCTCTAAGCTCGCCATTTACATATGCATAGTGCTTGAATGGAGGAAAGTTACATTTGCTGTGATGATCTGCTACAGTTTTAGGCTTGCTTTTTCTGCCAGGCTCTAGTGGTACATGATCAAATGTCATTAATCTAAACACAAGACTTTTTTCGTCAATTGTGTCTGGGTCTACTTTGTGACTAATTTGTTTGGGTTTTTGACTAGCTTTACGAGCACCATCATACCATTCATGGAATGCAGCTTCGTATGCTTGCACACTCAATTGATGCGCTCTATTTTCTTTAGCTAACTGTATAAATTCAGGATTATTAATATCTTCGATAGTTTCTACTATTACATCGAATCTTGCATACTCGTCGTCTATAACACTACAAAAGGTAAGTTTACTTTTGTGTATCTCTTTGAGCATGTCTTTGTTGTTTAAATAATTTTGTTTCCTCATTGTAGTTCCTTATTTTCTATAGTATAATGTCAATAAACTAAGATGTCAATCAGTACGCATTTAATTCAGCTATAAATACATATATAGGAGAATCCAATGAGATATGTACAACTGACAGAAGATGTGGCTACGGATATTGCTGTTTTTTATGGCGGTAGATTTCAGCCTATGCACAAAGGTCATCATAAAGTTTATATGGATCTAGTGGAACAGTTTGGTTCCTCTAACGTATTTATCGCTACTACAATAGCCAAGAATGCAACGCCTGAAAAGGATCCATTTAGTTATGAAGAAAAAACTGGCATTATGCAAAACATGTTTGGTATACCTGCTAAACAAATTGTACAAACCAGTCCATACAGACCTGATGTTAGTTTAACAGGCAAAAACCCTGCTAACACTGCAATTGTATTAGTGTTCAGTGCCAAAGACGCAGGGAGACTAAAAGGCGGAAACTATCTCAGAGATTATGAACCAGGAGCAGAAATGGTTCCAGGCGACCAAGCAGGATATATACTAGAAGTACCAATACAAGAAGGTGGCATGAGTGCTACTGATTTTAGAAACGCAATGAAAAATGATAGTCTAAATGATAATCAAAAGATGATGAAGTTTAGAGAATTTTTTGGAAGTATTAATCAACAAGTGTACGAATTTATTAAAGGAAAACTAAATGGCAGTGCTAGCTGAAAATAGAGCGAGACTTACACTTGCACCTGGTGGCACTTCTAAAAGAAGTTCTCGCAATCAGTTTTACTTTAATGGACCAGCGAGTTCACTAAGACAACACAATGGTATATTGTTTCCTTATCAACCTGACATAACTTATAGTCAAAGTGTAAACTATAGTCCTTATGACATGACACACACTAACTATACATATAATGCTTATAGAAATACACCTAGTCCTAC